ATCATCAAACGCCGCGCTGTCCGAAACAGGCTTTGTGGTAGCCATAGTAAGTAGCTCGGTGCCACTTACTTCTTCTAGTAACCCTTTGCCATATAGGATTGATGTGAAGTCTGTTAGCGCCGCAGCGTCTACAGCGTCGTGCCTAAGCAAGAATATACCAAGCTCAATAACTGTAGGGATAATATTGGTATAAGAAACGATAAAAGAAGCAGCTGAACTACTGACTTCAAATGTGGCGGTTGTACTAGCTAGTTCATACGTAGCCTTTACGTATGAAACATCAAACGTCGCATCAGTAACGGACACGTCGAAAGACGCATCGGTGTTACTAACAGCGAAGGAGGGGCGTACAATTTTGAGATCAGCGTCCACTAGGTGCCCCCGCCCTAGTCGAAGTCGTTACGTACTTTAAACTTAACTAAGTCGTAGACAGTCTGTATGCCACCAGTAGAAAAGGTTATCTCAAGCTCACCCTCGTAAAGGCCGCTTTCGTCAAACGAGTTACCGGTGAACGGGATTAAAACCGCTCCGCCTTCCGCGTCAGAGACTAAACCGGTTATAGTGGAGGTTAATTCTGTGCTACCAATCAGGCGTACGCGTAAACGTACGGTTGCGTCGGTTAGGTTTATATAAGCCCACGTATCCGAGTTGTTAGCGTCATAAGTGACACCATCCGGGCTAGCGCTAGAGTCTTTTAGGACAAAGCGCAGGTCAGGAAGGGTGTCGCCCGTGACTAATTTTAAGGTGTCTAAATAGGCCATTATTTACCCCTAAACAGTGGGACTAACTCCAGTTAATCCCTTTATCTCTACGCCCAAAGCGTTACCGAAAGCTCCGTAGTGGGCCTGCGCACGTTGCGCGTTACCAGCGTACTCACTATCTTTAGTGTACGCACGGTAAAGAACGTAGTCCATGACGATGTTACCGTAAATATCTGGCAAGTCTATGTCACCAACTACGTCAGAGAAGTCAGAGCCGTCTGCGGGTTCAGCTACATCAGTAGGGTAAGCCGAGTAGCTTATATCTAGTATTGTAGTCGCTAAAGCAGGGGGATAGACAAAGAAAACTTTGGGGTCACGAGGGTCGTAAGTATAGTGAACCGCGCTGACATTGCCTGCGAGGTTATACCAATTAGGAATCTGCGAGTCTAAGACTTCACGAGGAACCATCCTAACCGATGAGTTATTACTAGCGACAGCGGAGTTTCGTATGATGTCGATTAGCTTAGCGCCGTCTGTAGGCAGCGACTGCTTCGCGCCAGCCACACAAGTTTTAGCCGCGTTCTTAATAGAAGCGTCCGGGCGATATAGAATAACTTCTCGTTGGCCGTCGTTGAGGTAGCGTACTAGCTCAGGAATTGGCCATCTTACCGATGTAGTATCCTGCAAGGTATCTACTACACGGCGGATAATTGATTGTGCTGAAAGTGCCATAGTTTACCTCACTAATGGTCTAGGTTTAACGCGCGTACCGCCACGGATTCTTCCGTGGTAGCTTTCTATTTTGCCTTGTGAGCATTTCTTATCCGCTAGCATTCCCATGTTCGCAGCTAGAAGCTCGTTAGTAAACGGCATGTTAGGTATCCCGGCTAGCTTAGCTACAGCGCCAGCAACGATGCCCTCACTCCAGTAGTCGAACAGATCGTTCTCAACTGTACTAGCTAACATTGTGGGGGCGTAGGCAGCTGTGACCACGATAGAATACGCGTCGTCCGGCAATGGGTAGAAATTGAGAACTAACTCAGAGTCCACCCTAGAAGTGTAAAACCCAGTTGGCTTGCCCGTTATAACGGTGTCGTATGTAGGCACGTCTTCTTCAAAGATGCCGCCTATTTCCCTGCCATCTACAGTGACGCTAATAACCCTAGAAACCCTAAGCTGGTTGTTAGGGGTTTCTAGGTCATAGCCTTTAAGGCCTTTTACGGTCTTAAAAGTGTCTGAAGTCTGGCGCAGTGTGAGCGAAGAGTCACAGAACTTTATAGCAGAGTCGAGGATAGCCTGCCGAGCTAACGGCTCAGAACACCCTATTACGTAAGGGAGTACGCGTGGAAAAAAGCTGTCTATGCTAATCATGGCTCGACCTAGGTGCTATAACGTTTGTGCAATTCTACCAACTATGCCTTAGTTTTACGAGCACTTGTTGCTGATTTGTCCGCCACGGGTGCTACTTTGGGCTTAGCAGCGGCTTTAGCTATGTTGACTTCTGTCTCCAGCTTAACGCCTGCGTCTGTAGGCTCCCACTCGTTATCTATGAGGCGAGCTACGATAATTATTTTGCCGTTGTGGGTAACTCGGCCTTTGTTGGCTAAAATTTCACCGCCCATGTCTGAAAGGAATTTTAGAACGTTCATGCTTTATCTCCGGAAATAAAAAAGGGGGCCTAATGGCCCCCTTGATTGTAACACTAACTTAGCTAGCAGAGCCAATCTGAGCAACAACCATTGCTTCAGGCTTAACCACTTTACGACCATATACTGCCAATCCACGAACGATGTCGCCGAAGTCAGTTTGGTTGCGCAATGGCTCAGTCTTATCAACAGTCATAGCGAAAGATACGGCAGCCTTAGTACCAGCAATCATGGTACGACGAGCTTTAGCGTCAGTAAGAGTAGCGCCACCAGCGGTAGGTGACAAGCCAGCAACCAAAGCCTTACCAGCTTCGCCTTTAGGCAGAAGGTTAGAAACGTATACGTTGAAACGATCCAACATACCGATCTTACCAGTGCGAACGACGCTTGACTGATCGCCAGTGAAGTATGCCTGAGCAATATCAGACTGCATCAACAGGTGACGGTCGAAAGGAGAGATGATCAAGAAACGATCGTCTTCCGGCACGTTCTGCTCGTCAAGCGCAGTAGACATACGCAGGATAGTTTTGAGGATATTACCAGCAGTAGCTTGGTCGATAGGAGCGACGTCAGTACCTAGGTTGTAGGCAGCTGAGATAGCACCGGCGAGACCACCTTCGTTAGCAGCAGCTGGGCCTTCGGTTACGAAAGAGTTAAAGAACACTTCGTTTTCGATGGAGATTTTCAACTGCTTAGCAGCATCTTCGGTGAACATGTTCATTAAGTCCATGTCAGCCTGATATGCCAGTACGTCGTTTACCTGAACGCCGAAGTACTTACCTTTGTTGATCTGCATGTCCTGAAAGCTAGGAGTAGGAACTTCATAGTTCAGGTTCTGACCAACAGTGTAGTCCTGAATGCTGATTGAAGGAGCCAGACGGATACGTACGGTATCGCCTTGGTTCTTAAGCTCGCCTTCATAGTCAGTGTTAGTGACTTCAGAAAGGATAGTGTTCTGGTAAAACTTGGACAGCAGCTTGCCTGACCAAAGAGTTGGGATAAACGCACCGGAGTACGAAGGAGTAGTGTCAAACGCGCCACTACCTGTTACGGGATATACAATAGCCATGATTGGCCTCCAAAAGATTAAGAGTTAGGTTATGCCGAGACACGCCCTTGCGTGAATGCAGCATCAATTTCAGCTTCAAGTTTGTTAGCCTCATCGAACCGACCGGAACCGTGTAGCGTCGCGGCTTTCTTAAACATTCCCTCAATCTGAGAGTTTGTGTAATTCTTGCCTGTCTGCGACGTTTTCGCGGAACTAGAAGCGGTACGACTTGGCTGAATCTGGCGTTCAAGCTCTTGTGTTTGCTTAGGTTTCTCGTCGGGCGTTGGCTCTACTTGACTTGACCGGAACATGTCAACGTAGTGTGCTACACCTTCTGCGTCACCTGTGGCAAACGCTTGTTGCGCTACCGAACGGCGGGGGCCTCTTAACACTGGGTCTACTTCGTCTAACCACGCAACCCACTTGGGGTTGTCGTTTAACTGATCGAAATCAGGGACTAGTCGATGTAGACGATTCTGAAAAGAACTCTCCGCTACTCTGCTGTCAGTAGTACCAAGTAGCTCGCGCAACTCGTTATTTTCCGACTGCATAGTATCCAGTTTTGTCTGGAATTCAGCAGCAACTTCGCGCGCAACCTTACGCTGAACTTCAATAAGGTCTTCGCCAAAGTTTTTGACGTCATCATCTGTTACCAGTTTTTCAGCTTGCTTAACAACTGTTTCCTTAGTTTTAAGAGATGCTTGTAGCTCTTCGAGCTGGGTTGACATATCTTTTACTTTGGAATGTAGCTGCGGAACCTCTTTATCGTACATACCCTGAAGGGTTTTGTACTTTTGCTTCCATACAGCAGCGTCTTCGTCTGGTTTTTTAGGCTGTTCTTCAAGCTCAGCAACTTCAGTTTCTGGAGTTTCTTCAACTACTGGCTGTGCTTCGGGTGTTTCTAGGGTTTCAACGACCTTTTCTACTTTATCAGTATCGGGTGCTTCGTCTGTAACCTCTACCTCACCTTTCAGCTGCTTTTCTATTGCTTCAATCTCTTTCATCTGTCTTTGCACTTGCTTGGGTAAAGCCATAACAATCTCCTTTAAGCTCCAACTCTGTCTTTAGCTCCTATAACGGTGTGCCGCGGACGTAATGGTTTGCTAGGATTAAAAAAGCGTCTTTATAGACGCGCTAACACCTCTTGCGATTTCTCAACCGCTTCGAGGAATTCTTTCAGGACACTCGCCTTGCCTTGAAGCCTATGTATAACTACCGGGTCATCCGCCAAAATTAGGGAGTCTTTAACCTCCGCTAGCTTATCTGCAAACAACTCCAGTATGGCGGCATTATCGGTTACTTTGCACTGATAAAGCGCCTGTACGTGCTTCTTCTTAGGCTTATGCCCTATAAACATGGTCATTATATACTACTCCCTGATATGTCCGTCAAGCCCCGTTAGGCCTTGGCGACATAGTATTTCCTTCTCTGCCGCCTACTTGCGAGCCGTCTGGCAGCATATTCTTCGGTTGCATAGCTGGCCCTTGCTGCTGACCTTGCTGCTGACCTTGCCCAGTAAGCATCGCTAGCTGCTCTTGTAGCTGCGCGATAATCTGCGACTGCTGCTGTAGCTGGCTGGCTTTCTCACGATCAGGAACGATCCTATCAGGATTGGTATTAAGGTTGAGTGCCGCGTCGCGTAGAAGTTCGGCTGCCCCATCCATACCTACAATCTGTTGAGCCATCGGGCTGTTCAGGACTAACTGCAAGAACTCGTTCTTGCGGATAGCTTCAGCTTCTTTAACTACTAAGCTGCTGGCACCGCGTGCGCTGATGTTCAAGTCACCTACCAAATCAGGGTCATCTGCGTAGCGCAGGTTGTCGTGATAAAGGCGCTCAATGGCCGGTACGATGACTTTCTTGTCTATGTTATTGATTACCTGCTTAATGCCTTTACCGGCGTTAGAGATCATCATAGACAGCCCTGAGCTTGTTCTACCAGCCCCCGGCGTGTGTCCGCCCGTCATGTACTTCGGAATCATTGTGTCTTCGTCCGCACGCTCTGAGAACTTCTCAAAAACGGCCATAAGCTCTTGCGCGTTACTGCTAGGCTGGAAGAAGGATAGCGGTGGAGAGCCGTCGTTATACTCTGAACTCTGGAACTGCCAAATCTTCCAAGGGTGCATATCACTGATGTCTTCACCAGCAGGCAAGCGACTAATGTTTACGCCTACCTGTGGGCCAGATGAGATACCCATGTTATTCGCTAGCGCGCGAGCAGTAGCGTTGACCATAGACTGAGAGTCACGGCACAGATCGCCAACGCCTTTGCCTGCCACAGAACCGGGCTTAGACTCGTATGACGTTAAGTAGTAGGGCTTGCGACCAAGCGGGTCGTAGTTAAGGACAGCACGTATAACAGTGCCGCCAATTAACCATACTTCGCAAGGGTAGCTAAGTGACTGGTCTTCAATGTCTTCTTCTGGTACGCCCCACTCTACGAGTAGCTTGCCAGAGATGCTGTCCCACAACTGAAGCGCATCAATCAGGTCGTCAGTGTTAGTAGCTTCTGTAGTGTTCTTGCCTTCAGCAGTAGCGCGTGCGGAGTCAACCCACAACCACTCGTCTAGTCCACCACTACCAAAGTCTGCCAGCACGGTGCGGATAGCATCGTTGTTATACCCCGGAACGTCTAGCAAGCTCTGTAGGTTCTCGGAAGTCATACGATGGCGTTCAATTACGAACCCGTCGTTAACATCCCAAGCCCAAGGTGCCCAATAGAGGTTGAACGGGTCTACACGCTCCCACTCGTTGCGGATTACTTCGGCAGGTACAAGCTTGTTTTCTTCCCACTTCATTACTTTGCGGCGGCGTTTTACTGGGCCTTTAAGCGCAGCGAACGGGAAAGTAACGATGTCTTCAATAAATTCGTTAAACGCTTCGTACCAACCACCCTCAAGTAGTTGATCCTCCATCTTCCGCTCCATGCGGTTAACACGTTTCTCGGCTTCTTCCTTATTAAGCTCCATCGCTTCGTCTTGCATCTTCCGCGCGATGTCTGCTAAGTCTTCTTCAGTCGGCATGGCCCCAGTGGACGCCATAGCCTGCATAAGCTCTTGGCTTAGCTTAGCTTCTAGTCCTTGGGTTACTTCCGCTGGTAAATCTGGCTCTGGAGAAGAGTCCATAGACCAAGGCTTGTCGCTGCCGGTGCCTAGTAGAGTGTCACGTAGCCAACTAGTCGCTGCACGACACTTGACCGACGTAAGCTGTACGAATATGTCAGAACCGCCCTGAGACTCTATTTCAGCCTGAATTTGGGGGTCGTAGTCGCCATTACGCTGCCTAACACACTGCAACATGCGCTCTTCAAGATCACTTCGGCCATCTTTAGCCACTTCCCATCTTTTGCGGACGTGAGAGGCTAGACCCTGAATATAGTCTTCTTGTTGTAGCTTATCACTGCGCTCTTTGGACTGACGTTCGAGGTCAGCTGCGCTAGCTACAGGTATTAGGGCCATATTAGCCATAATTAGTTCCTATTTTTTAGCTTTGGGCTTAGCTTTGGGCTTCGGCGCGGCTTTTTTCTTAGCGGCGGCTTTTAGTTTCGCGACCTGCGCAGCGGCCTGTTTTTTACTGTGTGGGAATTCTGTAGATTTCATTAACCGTTCTCCGGGGGCGAATAGTGTAGATTGTATCAGTCACACGTTATTTTTCAAGTATACACGTACTTCACTTTCTTTACTTCTCTTCTTTGTGTAGAAGCCACTGACCCAC